CTGCTGTTAATGAAAAGGCTGAGAAGAAGAATTTGATTGAGTCAAAAAAGAATATAGCTTAAAACTATATTCTTAAATTATATTATATAAACAGCTATATGCTGTAAGGAATGAAAGGGAATTTTTATTATGACTTCTACTGCTATTATTAAGATGATTGCTGACAAGACTGAGTACACTCAGAAGGATATTAAGGCATTTCTAGCTGCTGCCGAGCCTGTTCTACTAGAGGCACTAAAGGCTGGTGAGTCCTTTAAGATTATGGATGTCACTGTTTCTCTGGCTGATGTTGCAGAACGTACCGCTCGTAATCTACAGACTGGCGAAATGATGACTGTCCCTGCTCACAAGAAGGTTTCCTTTAAGCCCTCTAAGGCTCTCAAGGAAGCCGTAAAGTGATTTAACCAAAGATTGATATACTGGTGTTTCTCTACCATTAAGTGAGAGGCTGTAACATCAGGTGAGCCACTACCAATAAGTGTGGAATTAAAAAAGCGGTAATTCTGCCGTGTAAACTATTTCTTGAATTATTAGCGGGTGCAACGCTTAGAATATTGCACACTCGTTTGTATTCTACCGGATACTGCTGGACATGGTTTGCTAAAATGAATATCGCTGGCATACCGATTAAAGTATGCTTATATGTCGCAGAATAGCCCAATCAGGTACGGCGCTTGGTTCATACCCAAGAGATTCTTCGTTCAAATCGAAGTTCTGCACCCAATAACAGAGAAATAGGATTCTCTGTTAAATTTAAATAAAGAAAAAGAGGATTTTCTATTATGCGTTTTTATTCTGATGTATGTCACAAGCTATTTGAATCACAAGAAGAACTAGAAAAGGCTGAAAAAGCTCTAGCTCAAAAGAACAATGAAGAAGCTAAGAAAAAAGCTGAACGTAAGGCTGATGCCGATAAGGTTCAAAAAGCTCATGACGAAGTGTTTAAAAAGTATGACGAGTATTGCAAGCTAGTTGATGAGTTTGTAAAGAAGTACGGTTCTTATCATACTACGATTGACAAGCCAATTCATCTTAATGATGTACTACGGTCTTTTGCGGATGTATTTTGGTTTTAATTATTAAAATTATAGAAGGAGGCTAAAGAATGTCTGAAAAAGTCGAGATTTTTCACTTTGATGATATTGCTAATAGTTATCACGGTGAATCTCTATATTGTGGGCTAAGTTCTTCACTAAGCCTCCAAGTTGATAAAGATTGCACAATTACTGTATATGGGCAAATCAATCCTCGTTCTGGCGAATATTTTCAATTGCAAGTTTTAAATGAAGAGACAATGAAAACTTCTCCAAATATTACTTCTGCTGGAAATTATTTTGTCCATATAGCTGGATGTTATCATGTTAAATTTCAAGTAGAAAACGCCACTGATGTAAAAGTCGCTGGTGTATTCGGGAAATATCATTATCCGTCTGCGGAAGTAGACTTGGACGACTATGCTTCTATTGAATATGTAGACAGCAAGTTGGGTGCTGCAACGGAAGAAGAATTTAGAGAAATGCTTGAAGAAGTTCTAAATACCCCATCTACAAGTGCTGTATTTAAAGATGGAAATTTAGTTATTAATAATTTTTCTTATGATGATAGCACAAAGAATTTTAATATTGAATAATTTAAAACAATATATTTAAACAAATGGCGGTTTTCCGAAAGGTTGTAATTAACGCCTATATTGCGTTCCCGCATTTTATATAAATTATAACATAATCTACATCTTCTAAGATATATCTTGGTTAATTGAAGGTGTTTTTATGGAAATTGACGGTAAAAAGGTTGCTTCTACAGGCACTACTGCGCTTGGTATTGTGGGCTAACACCATATAACCCAAATAGCATTTTTCGTTTTGTCGAACGGATGTAATTAGCTGAGTTTTTATTAAACTCGTAAGTAAAAAATACTAATTATGTTAACGGGGGAGTTTCTAAGACGCAATCCCGTGGGAAGGAAATTATACGATGAAAGAATTTAGAAAAGTTCCTAGTTTAAAGTTTCTATACGAAATCAGTCAGGATGGTATTCTTCGTAATGTCAAGTCTAAAAAAGAGACTGCTTTTGAACCAGATAAGAATGGATATTACAGATGTACTATTCATAATAAAAGTATTGCTGATTCACCAAAACATTTTCTCAGGCATAGACTTGTTGCTGAATGTTGGTGTAATATTCCAGAAAGATTGGAAGATTACCCAATCAATAAACTACGAGTAAATCATATTGACGGAGATAAATCTAATAATAATTGCAAAAATCTTGAATGGGTTCTCCCGTTTGAGAATGTTCGTCATGCTGTAAAAAATAATCTTTGGTATGAAAGTGAAAAATTTACAGAGCAGAAACATGAGAAGAAACCGATTATGTGTATAGAAACTGGCGTTGTTTTTGAATCTTCTTACAAAGCAGCAGAATGGATTTGTGAAACTACTGGAAAATCTGCAAAGTATTTCAATATGTCAAACCATATTCGTGAAGTTGCTAGAGGCAAGAAGTGGAAGAAAACAGCCTATGGATACCATTGGAAATTCGTATAAATTAAATCTGTACAGACTATCTCCTTAATAGGAGAGTAAGGGTTCTATTGACACGAATCTTGAAAAAGTGCTACCGCTTTTGCGGTAAGATATAGTCGATTAATTATAATGACAGTCTTAGGTGGCACCGCTCTTGCTGGCGTATTAGGCGGTAATGGTGGTGGCAGTGGCTCACCTAACGGTGGTGGACTACTAGGTGGTCTATTTGGCGGTGGCAATAACAATACCTGTTATGTTACCGAAAAAGAGTTCTATCAGAACCAACTGGCTGATACCAATATTATGTATCAGAATCTAATGAATACAAATAGTGCTCTGTGTGAACTAAGCCAGCGTGTTGCAAGCGATGAAGTTTCTATCGCTAAGAACTTTGAAATTGCTGCACTAAATAGTGAATGGCAGCAGAAGATGAATGACAAGCAGTTTACTTGTGTTGACGAAAAGATGCAGTGGATGGATAAGTTTATGAAGGCTTATGTTGATTCTGCTACTTGCGACTTCATCAAGGCAAAGCATTATCTGTCTCCTTCTGACCTTGCTGACCCTTACACTAACACTTCTCAGGCAATTGTATCTGTTCCTACCTATCAGTTTACAACTACTGCTTGTGCAGCGAATTACTGCAATCCTTATTTTGTGAGCGGCACTGCTTATGCAAATGGCCCTGCTTACACTAATACTGGTTGTGGCTGCAACGGTGGACTTACTTTCTAATTAAGTTCTAACTAATCTATATTGTGGAACAAGTGTTCCACAGAATAACATTATAAAAATTATAGACTATCTTTTTTCGATAGTCGTCCGAACCATAGCGGGCCAAATCGAGACAGTTGCAGTAATTCGCTACTAAGTAACGTATGTTTAACTCTCGGTAAGGTTAGTTCTATACATAGTAGTCCGTATAGACGTTAAGTGTGTGTTTAGGCACTATGAAATGATGGACAAGTAGGTGAAGATTTATGAACTTCACAAATCCAAGTCCTCTTATTGGAGGTATGCGTTCTCCACAGAATGTTATGCCAGTAGATGTGGGAGGAACACAAAATCAATATCAGAATCAATATCAAAGAAATATGTCGCCAGAACAGTGGGAGTATGTACAACAGGTTCGTAGAACTGGTTATGACCCAAGTATGATGCCTCAAGTACAGCAACCACAACAGCCAGAACAGTCTGACCCTTATAATGATTTTATTACAGAGTTTAATCAGTGTTCTAATGTAGTTCAGGCGAGTATATTAGAAAATCCTGAATTTAAACAGTGCATGGCTGAATGCGACAAAAAGATTCAGGCAACTATGGAAGCCCTAGTACGTCCCCAAGTTATGCAGACACAAGATGGTCGTGTAGCTTTTGAGAGGCTGTTAGCGTCTTTCCGTGGTGTCAGAGACCAAGCAAAGCAGCAAGAAGCTCAGAATATGCAAAGAATACAAGCGCTAATGAATGATGATGTTGTTCGTAAGCGTATTGAAGAGTTAGAGAAGAATAAGTGAGGTGCTTGCTATGATTTCTGATAAAGAACTTTTTAAACAGATGGCTGACCGTGATGTTGTAAATCTATATCGTTATCTTATTTACCAGCTTGCTGGTGGTACAAGTATTGCCACTTATGCAAGTTTGTTTGAAGATAAGATTTTGGGATATGCTAATATTGGTGTGGATAAAGCCTGTGATTGGCTGTTTGGTAAAGATGTCGGTTGTGACATTGACGAGGCGGCTGATATCGCACAAGCTGTTGTTTCTGATAAAATTGAAGAATACCGCAAACGTGTTAAAGAACAACGTGCGGCTAAAAATGCGTAATAACATTGTAACATAATTGATAGTCCTAATAAATAGGTGATTATTATGAGATGGCCTATCGTGACCGTTACATCACTTGATAGCTCTGGTGCTGGTGTGGACGTATTAAAGGCAAATCCTATATATACCATAGAAAGTTTGCCCTACCCGAGACGCTATTATTATTTTGCCTTGCTCATTAAGATTGGTTTTGAATTTAATGACAACAAATCTCTTTTACTGACAGATAATAATGAGGTCAACAAGTATCACCTTGTTGACCGTCTTGGCAATGCAGTTCTTGCTTCTCAGGCTATTGGATACTCTCAGAGCCAGAGATTAATGTACTGTATGTATGACGATGTAAAGAAAATTGTCCGCGTTTTAAGTCCTCTAGCTCCTACTGATTATTATATTGAGGGTTGGCTTACTTAATAATATAATAAGGAGTGAAAGGAATGGTATTAAATAACGGTATTGCCCCATGTGGTACGATGTCAAGATGTTGCTGTTGTAATATGCGGCTTATTTGTGCTAAATCTCCTTACTGTGTTATAAATTCAGGAAGTTGTTCTTCTGATAAGAAACTGGAAGAAATTGAAAATCTTATCCAGCAACTAATTCAGTCACAAACACAAGCGCTTGCTGATTTTGAAGCAAAAGCTACTGCCGCTCAAACTAGTTTAAATACAATTGCTGCTAATATAGCAACATTGCAAACGACTAGTGATAATTTAACGACAACATTTGGTGAATTTTCACAAGATACAAAAACTAAGCTAGATGAAATCTATGCTAAAGTAGAAAACATACCAGCAACTAGTACAACTTCTATCAATGATTTAGATACGCCAATTGATGTAGATTCTTCTGATGTATCAGAGGATGATTCAAAATCACTTGCTGTATTAAAACCAAAAGAAACAGAAGACACTATTTTGGTTGAAAAGAAAGGCTTATTTGGCAAGTCCAAATGGGTAGAACAAAAGAAGTAATTTTAAGTTAAATTTTAGAAATTATAGACTCTTTAGTAGGTATAAATTGTTATACTTAGTAAAGTGTCTATAATATATTGTTATAGACATAATTTGAAATTTAACTTACAGGTGTGCACCCGTATGTGCATGAAAGGAAAACATTATGACATTTGGTAAAAATGCGAAGAATAATCACCTTTATATCTGTAAAGAAGGTGATGTAGTATGAAGTATGAGAAGGAAAAATATTTCTCTTGCTATTCTCCTAATCTTAAAGAATATCTGGAAAGAAATGGTTTTAAGCCTATTACTTCGTTTGTACACATCAGAGAGAATAAGACTTGTTGGGTGTTTGAAAAAGTGCCTGAACTATCTATATATCTTGAGCAGTGGACTCGTAATCGCAAGTAAAGGGTAAATTATATGAAAAACATTGTAAGAAATTTTTCTGTTGCTATCGTAGTATTTGTGACTGCATTTATCACAGTTTATTATTCTGTTGTGTATGCAACAAAGAAACAGATTATATTTGATGGCTCGGATATTCTAATAATTATTTTCTTTGGCTTATTATCTTTGATGGTCGTGTTTATGCTACTTTATATCAATTCTAAATTAAACTCATTCTCTAATGCTCTATCTGACATATCCAATAAAATTGATATATCAGAAGAAAACATGATAAATTTAGAAAAGAGTACACAGAGAATTATATTAAAGGAAGTAAAGGAAAATAGGGAATTTAAGGGAAAAATTTTAGAAAGGATTGAGCATGAAGAGAAATCCGAACAGCAATCGGAGTAAAAGATGGGCAGAAAGAAATTGTCTATCCTCTGATAGATGTGTGTCTTATGTAAAGGATTTATGTGAAGCTTATGGCCTTAAATATAAAATTTCTGGTGATAAGCTTTTTGTGGATTCTGATGGGATTTCCTATCGGGTTTATCCTGACTATGAAAATATATGTATAATTGCAGTTAATAAAATAACTGGTGAGAAAAAATGGTATGATGGGGATTCATGTTGGGTTGATTTTGTACTAGATATTCTCTAATGCTCTATCTGACATATCCAATAAAATTGATATATCAGAAGAAAACATGATAAATTTAGAAAGAACTCTTGACAATTTCTATATATTGTGCTATATTAACAATGGAAGCAAATAATTCCATAAAATAACATAAGGAGATATTGTTATGAATATTCCACTAAGTTTGTTAATTTATAATCCGATTGAAGCGTATACATTAATTTTATTGGGCGATATTATTACAGGCAATGATACGAAATTTAACAAGAAGAGCATTGTGGCTTTATGGGTATTTGGAACTGTTAATTTTGTGATACAGTTTTTGCCAAATTTAGTATATGGTGAAAACTGCTTCCTTTTTGTTTCTTTTATTTCAAATTATTTAATTATACCAGTATCAATGCTATTTTTCTATAATTTGGTTTCTTTTAAAATTAATTATTTTACTTGTTTAATGTGTCAAATAATAAATTATTTGTTTATATTAATTATAGTAAGTATATTTAATAGTATTGCATATTCTTATAATTTGTTTTGTCCTGCAAACAGATTTCATGAGTTTATTTCTAATTTTGTAATATTCTTCATGCAAATCATGTTATATACTATTATAAAACATAGGAGATTTTACTATGAAAAATGTTGTAAAAATCATCGCAAATAATTCTGTTGAGAAGGCTTTTACATCTTTTAATTATTATCAGCCTAAAATGCCAAATTCTCTAATGGAAAAGGCTATTAACGAAAATAAGAAGGAGAACTAATCCGACTTATATTATTATAGACATTATAGAATAATATAGGGGAGTCGGCTTGTTGGCTGGCTCCCTATTTTTTTGTAAATAAGGAATATTCTGTTATGGATATTTTTAGATATATTGAAGACATATCTTATAAACTCGGTTTAAAGGTTGCGAACTATTTCCATGAGGACAGTGATGGAATTGAAGAGACGCAATACGGTATGTTTGCTATTTTAAGCTTTTTGTTTGAATTTGGAACTGGGCTTATTATATCGCTTATTTTTGGATATGTCAAGTATTTTCTTGTATTTCAAATTACTTATTGTTTTCTACGTTCTGTTTGCGGTGGTGAACACTGTAAGACATTTGCTTCTTGTTGGGCAGTAACAAACATTGTCTCATTTTTTGGAAGCATGATGGCTATTTTATTATCTGTAAATAATATGTTTGTAATGATTGGAATTATTGTCATGTTTCTGGCATCTGTTGATATGTTTTATATTATTCCAAAGCCAAGCGAAAATTCCCCTAGTAGAGGAAGTAAAGATGTCGAATTTAAAAGACGTTATATTAAGGGAACTTGTGTGTTAATTTTCTTATCTTGTATTTTAGTATTTTTTAATATGCAATTTGTTTCTGCTTCTATTTGCTCTGCTTATATTATGTGCTATATTATGCTTTCCAAATATGGAGAGAAATTTATGAATATGTTTAAGTTTTAATTAATTAAAGACCAGAGGATAGAAACATTAAGCTGCTATCACCATGGTTAGGAGATACAGGTTCTTTTGCTTGCCTGTCTGGTCTTTATTATTTATAATTGTAGTCGTACAATTGTGGGACGCTATAGGCTCTTTGTGTTCTATGATTGTAGGTATCTACAAACTATAAGAGTTTGTAGTTTCCATTAAATAGCCTACCAGACTTAGTTACCAGAAATGATAACTACGATATTTAGGTTATGACACCCTCGGTTGACGCAACAGACCGTCGCTCTGTCGTATATATTTAAGTTAGGTTGGAGTAATAGTAGCCTTGTGATATATACGCTAAAGCCTTTATATCATTGTCGAGTTGAGGTCGGAAAAGCTATGTGGTAATAGTATAGCAATACGCACAACCATTACATAAGTAATGGAGTTATTTTTACGAAAGGGGTGTCT